GTTTATTGTTATCCCCAAGGTCGTAGATAAAATCCGTGCAGTGATGCTCAATAGCAATGAGGCTACTGGCAAGGCTGTAATGGAAATTGTTACTGCCATGGCTGATAAGAACTCTGTTCGTATCCTTGGTGAGGTTGGTGGCAGCCGTCACGGTGAAACTAGCTCCGGTAGCCAGGATAGTGATATGAGTGATTTTGAGGCTGAGTGCCGCAAGCTGTCTGAGGGTGGAAAGATCACTTATCTTGAGGCTATTGATAAGGTGGCTCAGGAACAGCCGGAATTGTACATGGCGTATGTTGCTGCTCAGAATAAGGTAGGTGCTTAATAATGGCTGGCCCCGGTTACCTGTTTAACCGCCCGTTTATCCCTTCGGCTGCTATTACTCAGTATCGAGTCGTTAAGATTACGGCTGCTGATACTGTAACTACTGCTGCTGCTGGTACTGATAAGCCTATTGGTGTCTGCACTGAGGAAATCACCACTGCTGACGTGACTAATGGTCGTGTAGCGGCTATTGCTCAGATGGGTACTGCTCGTTGCATCGCTGGTGCGGCTATTACTGCTGGTGCTACGGTTGCTTCAGATGCTAGTGGTCGTGTGGTTGCTGCTGTAGCTACTAACTTCCCAGTTGGTATTGCTTTACAGGCTGCTGCTGCTGCTGGTGATCATATTGACGTGTTCCTTACTATCGGTGGGGTTGTAATCTAATGGCTGTCTATGATCCCCGTGGCGGTGGTAACGTCCACATTGACAAGGTGCTGACTGATATTTCAGTTGGCTTACAGAATAACGGCTTTATTGCTGATACCATCGCCCCTCAGGTGAAGGTAATGAAGCAGAGCGATAAGTACTATATCTTCGGTCGTGAAGGTTGGGTACTTGAACCGGGTTCGGATATGCGAGCGCCTAACTCTGGTGCTATGGAAATCCCGGGCATTACGCTTTCAACCGATAGCTATTTTGCTCAGGAACACGCACTTCAGATTGCGGTTGCTGATGAAGAGTATGAAAACTCTGATTCGCCTCTTGCTCCTGACCGTGACGGTACCGACCTTATTACTTCCAAGATTCTTCTTGGTCGTGAGCTTATTGTTCAGGGCTTAGCTACCACTGCTGCTAACTATGCTACTGGCTACAGTACGACTCTGTCGGGTACTTCACAGTGGAATGACTATACTAACTCCACTCCTATTCCGAACGTGAAAACTGGTATCCGTAAGATTCACTCTGGTATCTTCACTGAGCCGAATCACGCTGTGATTCCCTATGCGGTTATGTCTACGCTTGAGGATCACCCGTCGTTCGTTGATCGGGTTAAGTACACGTCTTCTGACGCTGTTACTGAGCAGGTTGTGGCTCGTCTGCTTGGTTTAACCAGTGTGGTTATTCCGGGTGTCGGATATAACTCTGCTCGTATGGGTCAGACTGAAGCTCTGGGTTATGTGTGGGGCAAGGACGTATTTATGTTCAATGCTCCCGCTCGCCCGGGTCGTAAGATCCCCTCATTTATGTATGAGTTTGTTTGGCCGATTGCTGGTCAGGTTCAGGCTGTGGATCGTTACCGTGATGATTCGCGCATTTCCAATGTGATTCGTATTCGTCGTCGGTACGATCACAAGTTCATTACTGTTGACGGTACTGGTAAGTCTCTTGCCGGCTACATTATCAAGGCGGCGATTGCTTAATGGCTACTACTCTTTATTGTTTCACTTACATTAACCACGGTTTTGTCGATGTGGACAAGGATGGCAAACCTAAGGTTGTAAAGCCTGATGGCAATCCGGTAGTGACTACGGTTACTATGCGGGCTGGCGACGTATTCAACGCTACTGGCTTTACTGAGGATGAAGTTGCCGCTCTTATTAGAGCGGGTGCTCTCAGTAAGATTAGTCCTATTGTTGAGACTGTTGATTCTGTAACTCCTGAGGATGCGGCTGCTGTTGTGGCTGCTTCCAAGACTACGGATAGTAAGTAGTCATGAGCTATCTCAGCACACAAGATGTCCAGACATGGTTGCAGAATACTAAATACAAAATCTCTTCTGTAGAAGAAGGTTTTGAGAGCGCTGCCGTGGCTTACACTTTTGCTGAGGTAGCTCAGAGATATGATACAAGTACCTGGTTAAATTCTGCCAGCACACCACAATTAATATTGACCTTACTATCTATGCAGGTGGCTGCGTATGAGTTAAGGCGTGCTGCTGGCGAAGAGGATGGTCGTACCACTTACGCTGATGCGTTGGACTCTAGAGCAAGCGCTATGTGTTCAGCGATAGTAAGTGGTGCGGTCATCCTCCCTGGTGCAGTAGTTTCGGATACAGGAGCTTTAGGCTTAGGGCCATCGTTCTTTCCTGATTTCGGTGCAGATCAACGTGATCCTATGGATGACACTTTTGCTCCCCTATACTTTACGATGAAGCATGAGTTTTGACGTCACTTGGAATCCTAATCCTGCTGTCTTAGCGACAGAGTTTGATGGATTCAATCGTAGTATTAGATCACTCAAAGAGCCTTTAGATAAAATTATTCGTGACGTATGTATCCCTACGATCAAGGACCAGTTCAGTTCAGAAGGTATCCCAGGTTGGAAATCTCTAGCTGAATTCACAGTAGACAAAAAGGGTCACAATCGTATCCTCTGGGAAACTGGTGAGTTAGAAAAGCAAGCGGCTTATATTAAGAACTGGACTGTAAGAGGTCCAGAGGGTACAGCTACTTTAGATAAATTAAATCCTAGTGTGTCGTATGGTTATTTACACAACAGTGGATTTACTAATTGGGTAACTGGCAAACCTACTCCTGCCAGAATCTGGGCTGCTTTCCAAGATGGCGATGACGCCAAGGCTGAAGAAATTATCTGGGAATGGCTTAATGATCGAGCTACTAAAGAGTTACGTATGGCGATTGCAGGTATAGGGTGACTGTTCTAACACATAGAGGATCAGCAATCAGTAATTATTTTCTTGATCAGCTCAAGATCATTGCTGGTCAATTTGGTATTAATAAAATTGACTACGGTAATCAGAATATAATAACTGCTGCTCCTGCTGTTTGCGTGTTGCCATCTACTCTTGATCGTGATTGGTCTGGATCCTCACTTAATACATCAAATACATTTAATATCAGTTTACTGGTTTACAGTACTAGTTTACGTAGTGATTCAGGTTCTGTACAACAGCAATGTGATGAATTAAGTGAGGATCTAGCAGATTATTTTACTGTATTAGCTCAACCAATCGGTCAAGCGATAGCTACTATTCGTGGTATTGATGTGGCTAGTAACAGATTCGGTGGTTTGATTACTGCTGGACTGGCAAACCATATTGAGTACTCATATAGAAGTATGTCGGATGAGTTAATGCGAATGAATAGGGTTATCTTTACTGCAACTTCCAGAACAGGATTGGTTGGCTAATGGTCAAAATTAGCGTTTGGTATCCTGATACTGCTGATGGCGTCCCATTAGAAGTTCAGATGTACGGAGTCTTCAATAATAAAACTGTCACTGATGTTGACGGTCCAGTATACGTTAGGGATCCCATGACTGGTGATCTTGTTGAAACCGATTTCCTGGTAATTGGTTTACCTATAGAGATCGGAACTGTTAATTCTGATCCTGATGGAGGTAAGAAGTAATGCCGGTTGGTATTGGTGCTGCTGGTGTTGTAGGTGTAGCGTTTGAGACTACTCCTGGCACGTATGTTGCTCCGTCTAAGTATTTTCCGATTGTGTCTGAGAATTTTCAGTTCAATCAGGAAGTAACTAAGCGGCGGGTTATCCGTGGTACTCCTGACCCAATTGGTAGTGTCAAGGGTAATGGCATTGTTTCTGGCGACATTACTGTTGAGGTCCTGCCAGACGTCCTGCCTTATTTCCTGTATGCTTCTCGGGCTACTGTTACTAAGACTGGTACTGGTCCTTGGACTTATACGGTAGTTGGTAACAGTGCGGGCTCGTTTACTAGCGGTCGTTCCCTCAGCGTAACCATTGTGCGTAATGGTGTTACTTTCGGTTATACCGGTTGTATTGTGGGCTCGTCTGAGTATTCGATTAAAGACGGCATCCTCCAGGTAGCGCATAAACTGGTAGGTATGGATGAGGCTACGCAATCTCTTCCTACTGCTACTTATGCTGCTACTGTACCTTTTGGTATGGGTAGTTATGTTCTTAAGTTCGATACTATTACTGACGCTACTGTTGCGGATATGAGCCTTAGCATTGATGACAATGCTGTGGGTGAATTCCGGCTCGCTGGTACTACTGGTGCTGATGTGGTGCGCTTTGGTGAGCGTACTACCAAGCTCTCAGTTACTCGTGACTTTATCGATCGTACTGAGTACGACAAGTACCGTGCTCTTACTGCCGAGGCTTTTGATGTAAAAGTCACCAATGGTGGCGAGTCTGTACAGTTCTTATTTCCTGTATCTGTTATGAGTTCATACGAAATAGGTATGAGCAATCCTGGCGATCTTATTCGCGCCAAGATTGAT